ATGATGACTACCTTTTTGTCAAATAGGAGAGACTAATGTCAAACATCTTGACAGGTGGATACGGCCTTCGTCCTATTGGTAAAACGGGCGGTAATCCCAATAACAACGCTACAACGATGTATGAGATTGCCAGCAACTACACTACTGCTATCTACAACGGTGGGATTGTATGTCCTGCCTCCAGTGGAACAATTATTATCACCGATCAGGCGATAGCTCCATTGGGTGTTCTAGGTGGTGTTGAGTACGTTGATTCCGTTTCCGGTAAGACGACACACCTCAATTACTGGCCCGGATCAAACGCGGTAAGCGTTGATACAAATCATCCCGTAAAAGCTTACGTGTATGATGACCCAATGCAGCTATATGTTGTGGCAGCCGATGGAAGCAATACCGACCGGGCAACCGCGTTGGCAGACGTTTTCATCAACTGTGACATGGCAAGTGTTAACAATGGTAGCACAAACACTGGTCAATCAAGCGACATGCTTGATATCAGTACAGCGGCCACTACAAACACTTTGGATGTTCGTATCGTCGGTCTCTACGAAGAGGCAGGCAACACGGATTATTCCGCACTCGGTCATCAGTACATCGTTCGTTTGAACGGTGCCTTTAACACAGGTACGACCATTGCGGTTGGCACCTACGCTACAACCGGTATATAGGAGGCTAGCACATGGCTATTTCAAGAGCACAACTAGCTAAAGAGCTAGAACCCGGTCTAAATGCACTTTTTGGGCTTGAGTACGACCGTTACGAGAACGAACATGCTGAGATCTTCGCAGAAGAGTCTTCAGATCGTTCATTTGAAGAAGAAGTGATGCTTGGGGGTTTCTCAACAGCACCGACTAAAGAGGAAGGCGCAGCCATCTCTTTTGACGATGCTCAAGAGACATTCACTGCACGGTACACACACGAGACAATCGCTTTGGCGTTCTCAATTACTGAGGAAGCCATTGAGGATAATCTGTATGACCGTCTGGCATCACGCTACACCAAGGCTCTGGCCCGCTCTATGGCCCAGACCAAGCAGATTAAAGCTGCGGCTATTCTGAACAATGCGTTCAGCACAGGCGCATCTGCAATCGGTGACGGTGCAGCACTTTGCTCTTCATCACACCCATCTCTTTCAGGCAACCAGCGTAACTTGCTGTCAACTGCTGCTGATTTGAACGAAACTTCACTTGAGCAAATGTTGATTGATATCGCGGGTCTGACTGATGAGCGTGGTCTGAAAATTGCAGTTCGTGGAATGAAACTGATCATTCCAAAAGAATTGCAGTTTATCGCAGAGCGTGTGATTAACTCAAACTTGCGTTCAGCAACGGCTGATAACGACGCAAACGCAATCAAGAACATGGGTATGCTTCCCGAAGGGGCAGTAGTTAACCACTTCTTGACTGATACAGATGCGTTCTTCATCAAGACCGATGCACCTAACGGTTTCAAATACTTCAACCGTTCTCCAATCAAGACTGCAATGGAAGGTGACTTTGACACCGGCAACATGCGGTTCAAGGCCCGTGAGCGTTACAGCTTCGGCGTTTCTGATTGGCGTTGTGTGTTTGGAACACCGGGCGCAGCCTAACAACCTCTTTTCCCGTAGAGAGGTTTTTAAAGAGCGGCTTCACAGCCGCTCTTTTTTATTGTATAGTTTTTTCACTTCCTGACAGTTGCATTGGGCGACTGACATTAGCCAAGACAGGAGAATCAAATGGCTACCACTACTTTCAGCGGAGCAGTCCGCTCCGAAAATGGTTTTAAAGTTATTAATAAAAACTCAAGCACGGGTGCGATAACAGAAACCTCTTCCATTGCCTCTACCGGCATTATTACAAACAAATTCGTAAAACACGTTGGTTTTGCTACAGGTGTAACAGTAAACACAACAGCAGGGGACAGCCCCGCTATTGGTGAGTTTACTCAGCCAGCCAATACGATCATCACTGACATTAAAATCTTTTGCGTTACCGCCCCAGTTATTGGAACAGGTGACATTGGATATGAGGTTGGAACATCTAGTTCTGGAGCACAAATTGTTGCCGCACAGACAGATGAGATTCTTGATGGTGGTACAACCGTTGTTGTGGGTAATGTAACTACAACCAGTCTTGTCCTTCAAACTCAAGATGCCACCACTGCCCCAGCTTCTGTTCAGTACACATCCGCAGAAAGAACAATTTTCTGTAACATTACAAACACTGTAGATGCCACAACAGCCGGGTCTTTCACGTTCATCATTGAATACGTTCAGGTGGCCTAGTAAGTTCATAAAAGGAGATTTACATGGCAGATGCAGTAACCTCACAAACTCTGATTGATGGTCCTAAACACGCCGTTATGAAGTTTACCAACGTCTCTGACGGGACCGGAGAGTCTGCCGTAAAGAAGGTAGATGTATCAGCTTTGGCCAGTAGTTTAAACGGTGTTGCGTGTAGTGAAGTCGTTGTAGAACGTATTTGGTGGCAGTGTAACGGGATGAAGGTACAGATCCTGTTTGACGCTACATCTAATGCTTTTTGTATTGAGTTGGGTGAGAACCAAAGCGGTCATCACGATTACAACTCTTTTGGCGGTTTGACTAACAACGCGGGCAGTGGAAAAACTGGGGATATTCTATTCACAACTGTGGGTCACTCTTCTGCGGACACTTATACGATCATGTTATACATGCGTAAGAAGTATGCGTAGGGAGTAACTAAATGGCAACTCGTAAAGCTACGATGCCAAAGCGTAACAAGAAAAATTTCCGTCCCACAAAAGCTGGGGCGGGAATGACAAAAGCTGGGGTTGCGGCATATAGAAAAGCCAATCCCGGATCAAAGTTAAAAACGGCTGTTACAGGAAAAGTTAAACCCGGCAGTAAAGATGCCAAAAGACGTAAGTCATTTTGTGCCCGATCTGCTGGACAGATGAAGAAGTTTCCGAAAGCTGCTAAAAATCCAAATAGCAGGCTTAGACAAGCTCGTAGAAGATGGAAGTGTTAGATGAAAGCGGATGATGTTTTGAAACTTTTGGAAAAGCACGAGAGCGAGTGTGATCGTCGTTATGCTGAAATACAGAAACAGCTAGATAAATTAGATATGCGTTTATGGGGCATAGCTGGTTTAATAGTTGCAGCCGCCGTTGTGCAGAAGGTGTTTTAAATGACTAGTGCAGTGAGAATAGGTGCAGCAGCCTGTCCTATACCTAAACGCGCTTCAAAAGGCGTTGTTCGTATGAAAAAAGGAGGGAAGGTAAAAAGTGGTGGTAAAATCTGTCCCGAAGGCAAGGCGTGGGCTAAACGCACATTTGACACATACCCGTCAGCGTATGCAAACTTGGCCGCATCAAAATACTGTAAAGACCCAAATTATGCCAAAAAATCAAAAGGCGGAAAAAGAAAAGGTCGATAAATGTTAACAGGAAGAGCTAAAACGCAGGTAAAGAAAGTGGCTAAAAAACTGCGAAAAGCCTCTAAAGCACATGCGGGACAGGCAAAAACCCTGTCTAAATTGGTGAAGACTCGGAAGCGGAAAACGTAATGGGTCAGCTTAAAAATTGGTTGAAACAAGACTGGGTAAGGATTGGATCTGATGGCTCTATTAAAGGCCCATGTGGTACTTCAAAAGATAAGAAAAACCCTGATCGTTGCTTGCCTAGAGCTAAAGCTAATAGTTTATCCAAGAGTGAACGCGCTACGACAGCACGTAAAAAGAAAAAAGCAGGCGCTAAAGGAAAGACTACGGTCGCTAATACAAAAGCTGCGAAGGTAACAAATTTAAAAAACGGTGGGGTTGTAACCAAGCCTAAACGACCGTTTAATGGTAAAAATATACCCGGTACTGTTGTGGCGCGAGGATGCGGCGCTGTGATGGCTAACAGAAGAAAACGCACCAAAATTGCATAGGAGCAAGTAATGGCAAAAGAATTTATGACAATGGATGAATATGCGTCTGGACTCGTTGGTAACGTAGCCCCCACCATGAAGAAAAAAGGCATGGCAAAAGGTGGTAAAGTTCAAAAAATGGCCAAAGGTGGCATGATGAAGAAGAAAGGTTATGCTAAAGGCGGTAAAGTCCAAAAGATGATGGCTGGCGGCATGATGAAGAAGAAGGGCATGGCTAAAGGTGGCAAGGTCCAAAAGATGGCCAACGGCGGCATGATGAAGAAGAAGGGTATGGCCAAGGGCGGCAAGGTATAAGACCTTGTCGTATCTTCAAAGTAATATTCCGCATTTCAAGTGTTGGGTGCGGAGAGAATATACGTGTAATCACTCCAATTATCATGGCGAGTTTCTTCACGCTATGGCAATTGCAGTCACTACGATGCCCAGCCGGTGTTTAAGTTTTCAGATGATATTCACCGGCTGTGAGTCTGATGGTACGGATGATCCCAACGTGCATGGAGGAGCCATGTGGGCCCGTATGCCCATAACGGCTCTTGCGGGTGATACGCCCTATGAAGAATGGCCAGAACCTATGCCTGTCCATTTAGCGCAACCTTGGGACTGTATGTCCCATACACACGCAGTTTATCGTTTAGATCGCGCTCACCCGTGCCCTTGGATCGCTAAAATAGGCCCTGAGTTTTATCCGGCTAAATACTATTTTACGGTAGATTACACGGAGAGCGAGATAGCGGATGATCCGGCACAACATAAGCAAAGTCACGTTTTAGAACTCTTGGATGCGGGGCCTTACACGGGAAATATCGTTGCATTGCCTAATAACCGGGTTCGTGTTACACATCCTGCGTGGTTTGAAACAGGGCAAGGTGCACCTGATTTCTTGCCCTCACAGCATATACACTATTCAAAGTCTGATTTAGACTATACAATGGATGTAAATCAGATCTTCGACAATTTATATGCGAAGGATAAGTAATGGCTGTATCAGGAAGCGTAAACTTTGAATTAGACGTAGCTGAGTACGTTGAAGAAGCGTTTGAGCGTTGTGGCTTAGAGGTGCGGACAGGTTATGATTTAACTACAGCAAGGCGTTCTTTAAACCTTATGTTGGCGGAATGGGCTAATAGGGGTTTAAACCAGTGGACTATTGCACAAAGAACTCAAGCTCTTACCTCCGGCACAAGAACGTATGCTTTGTCCGCCGATGTAATTGATATATTAAGCGCGGTAGTAACACGAAGCAGCACGGATTTTGCTTTGACCCGTGTTAGCCGGGATGATGATTTGAATATTCCAAACAAGGCTACGACGGGCCGCCCCACACAGTTTTTTCTGGACAGGCAAGTGACCCCTAGTTTACGGATTTGGCCCACCCCTGAGAATAGTACAGATGTTATCGTGTATAACGCTCTTACACGAATGGATGATGCAGACACTGCAATAAATACTTTAGACATGCCTTTTCGGTTTTATCCTTGTTTAGCTGCGGGGCTGGCTTATTACATCTCTTTGAAAAGAGCACCTAATCGTACTCAAATGTTAAAAGTTATTTATGAAGAAGAGTTTGAAAGGGCTATGGGAGAGGACCGCGACCGATCCAGTTTTACGGTCACTCCTGAATACTCTTATTTTAGGACGAACTAATGGCTCGGTATGCATCAGGAAAATACGCTTACTCCATTTCAGACCGTTCTGGATTGCGTTACAGATACAAAGATATGCGTAAAGAGTGGAATGGTTTACTTGTTGGAAAAGATGAGTTTGAAAGAAAACATCCGCAATTAGGTCCTTTTAGAAAAGTACATGATCCTCAAACATTAAGAGATGCTCGTCCAGACACTCCTGAATCTTCTATAAGTAGTGTAACAATTACTTTTCCTATTTTTAATCTAAACACTTTAAAATATGAAAGTCTTCTTTCACCAGCACAAGGTCAAGTTGGCACTGTAACTTTTGGTGGTGATGTTATAACCCCTACAGATGCAAATGTTACAGGCGTTTCTGCAACAGGATCTATAGGAACGGTCACGGCGTCAGGCACCGGAACATCCATAGCTGCTACTTACACTGTCACAGTTGCTTCTTATCTTGGGGCGAACAAATATTATATTGATGGTGTTAGACAAGATACCGTCAGTCTGTCGGAGGGTAGTACTTACAGATTTGATCAATCAGACGGCAGTAATTCAGGTCATCCTTTAAGGCTATCAACAACTTCTGATGGCACACATGGGGGCGGCTCTCAATATACAACAGGCGTTACCACTAGTGGGACTCCCGGATCTTCAGGAGCGTATACTCAAATAACAGTGGCCTCTGGAGCACCGACACTTTATTACTATTGCACAAACCATAGTGGTATGGGCGGACAGGCGAATACACCATGAGCTATACCTACACAGAATTGAAAACGGCTGTAAAAGATTACACAGACAACCAAGAAACAACCTTTGTTTCTCACTTAGATACGTTTATCCGATCCGCTGAAGAGCGTATATTTAAAAGTGTTGATCTAGAATTTTTTAGAAAAAACGTGTCTGGAGCGATGACTTCTGGAAATGAATTTCTTGCTACTCCAGATGATTATTTGGCTTCTTTTAGTTTGTCCATAGTGAACTCTAGCTCTAAAGAATTTTTGTTACAAAAAGATGTTAATTTTGTTCAGGAGTACAACCCTAATTCGGCAACTACGGGAGTGCCGAAATATTACGCTATGTATGATGTAAACAATTTTATACTTGCACCCACTCCAAACGCGGCGTTTGATACGGAACTTCATTATTATTACAGGCCAGTTAGCCTAACAAAAAGTAAAGTTAACTTAACGGTAAGTAGTGTTACCGGTACATTTGTTGCTAATGAAACTATTACGGGCGGAACTAGCGGGGAAAGCACAACAATTAATTCTATTACGTCGGCTACTGTATTTGTAATAACTCTTCCTACGGGAGATTTTACTGTCGGGGAAACAGTTACAGGGGGCACAAGCGGGGCTACCGGGACAGTTGTATCAACCTCTGCTGATACGACATTGACTTGGTTAAGTGAGAACGCGCCTAACGCTCTTTTGTATGCAAGTCTTGTAGAGTCTTACACCTTTATGAAAGGTGAAGCTGATATTATGAAGATGTACAGCGAAAGGTTTATAGAGTCTTTAGTCCGGTTAAAGGATCTAGGCGAGTCCCGTGAAAATGATGACGCAAACAGGCAGGGGCTACCAAGAAGGGCTCGTTCGTGAAAATTGCTATTGTTGGACTAGGAGGCAGCTACGCTGACTATATTTCTGCGCGAGTTGCTTCTCAAGAATTTAATGAAGTATGGGGTATAAATTGTATCGGTGGGATTATTCATGTAGATCGAACCTTTATGATGGACCCAGTAACAAGATTTATAGACACCGAAAACGCTGGCTCTCAAACAGGAATAGCTAGAGAGTTTTTACACAAAAACATAAAACCCATTTATTCGTGTGTAACTCATCCTGATTTTCCAGCGATTGAGGAATATCCTTTAGAAAAAGTTATTAAATCAACCGGTTATTGTTATTTTAACAATACCGTGGCTTACGCTATAGCTTACGCTATATGGAAAAAAGCAACTAAAATATGTTTATATGGAGTTGATTTTACATATAAAAACGTAAACATGGCAGAGTCTGGCAGAGCGTGTGTTGAGTTTTGGTGCGCTATAGCTGCTTCAAAAAAAATAAAATTAGAGATTGCTCATCATTCAGGCTTGCTAGATACAAATGTTCCAGATAATGAAAAATTATACGGTTATCATAGATTAAGTGACCCTTTAGTGCAAACCGTGCACGAAGGAAGTGTGATGATAACAAGACAGTCTGAGGTGAATCCTCCAGAACCCGTGGAGAGTGAGCCTGTAATTTTTGGGAGACACGATCATGTTTGATTTAGGTTCGGGAAGTGTGGGAGCCGTTAATATAATGACTTCTGAAAATGGTGGTTTATCTAACGATCAAATAGCGGATATGTTGGCTAATAAGCTTATTTATATTTCTGATGATGCTCCAGAACCTATACGTCTGCAAGCGGAGGCTTTTAGAGATAGAGTTAGAAACCTAGCACAATATTATATAGAGTTGGCTAGAAAGGAAGAACGTGCTAGTATTTGCGCCAAGGTCCGTGAAGCTGGACAAATTGAATTAGCAAACGCTATTGGGAGACTGTAATGGCAATCGCACAAGCAATGTGTACAGCATTTAAACAAGAGTTAATGCTAGGAACACACAATTTCGCAACAAATGGTAATGCTTTTAAAATAGCTTTGTATGCAGAGGGTAGTGGCGGTAAGTCTAGCACTACAGCAACTCTTGGCGCGACGACGACTGCTTTTGTAACAACAGGTGAGGTTGCTTCAAGTGGTACATATGCTACAGGGGGAGGCACACTTACAAAAGTTGCTCCAACTACTTCGGGTACAACAGCTTTAACTGATTTTGCAGATATTAGTTTTACAACAGCTACTATTACTGCAATGGGTGCATTGATTTATAATGACACTAACAGTAATAAAGCTGTTGCGGTTTTAGATTTTAGTTCTAATAAAACATCTACTTCGGGAACTTTTACTATTCAATTTCCTACAGCGGATGCGAGTAATGCTATAATTAGGATTGCATAACGGAGTTTAGCCGTGTCAATTGTTACAGGTTGGGGACGAGGCAGTTGGGGTTCTGGAGCTTGGAACCAAGCGGGTGTAGTAGAAGTCACTGGCGTAGCTGGCACAGGCGCAACAGGTAATGTAACCTCTGAAGGCTCTACTGTTTTTAGTGTAACAGGGGTTGCTGGCACAGGCGCAGCGGGAGTTATAACTGCTGACGGCTCTACTGTTTTTAGTGTAACAGGGGTTGTTGGGACTAGTACAGTTGGTAGTGTAAGTGTAACAGCGGGAGCAACTTTTGCTGTAACTGGTGTAGCTGGAACTAGTG